TTCGCCTCCGTCACGCTGGCCATCGTCTCCCGCGTCCGCCAGGACCCCACGGCCGAGGACGTCCCGCAGGCGGTCGAGCACGGCGGCGCCACTTCATGCGAGGGCGGGGCCATCTGTCCGCGCTGTCCCCGGATACTGCGCTTCGAGGACGACATCCTGATCGGCCTCGTCTACGAGGTGTGCGACTGCGGCTACGTGGCGCTAATGAGCCGCGGGGCGGCGGAGGCGCGCTACCGCGAGGACCAGCGGCGGCTCCAGCGCGCCTGTCGGCCGTTCAAGGCGCCGCCGCAGCATCAGGGAGTCCGGCGCGTCACCGCGACGTGTTCACTCGCCGCCTGAATCTTGGAGCCGCCACGCAGATTTGATGGTACGGGGGCGTGGCGCCCCCGCAACGAGCGGCGGGGCCGCGCGAGGGAAGAGGTGCGACGATGACGGACACCACGGGCTTGCCGCCGAAGCGCGACCGATTCGTCCGCGAATACATCATCGACCACAACGCGAGCCAAGCGGCTATCCGGGCAGGATATAGCCGCAAGACGGCGCCTTCGCAGGGCGCGCGACTGTTGAAGGATGCCAAGGTTCGCGCCGCGGTGGCGCGCCTCGACGCCAAGGCGGCCGAAGACTGCGGGCTGAGCGTGCAATGGGTGCTCAGTGGGCTCAAGGAGAACTTCGAGCGCGCCATGCAAGCGACCCCCGTGGTGGACCGCGAGGGCAACCCGACAGGGGAGTATCAGTACGAGGGAGCCGTGGCAAACCGCTCTCTGGAGTTGGTTGGCAAGCACTTCGGCCTCTTCGCTGACCGCCTCAAGGTGGAAGACCTGACGACCCTCTCCGACGCCGACCTCGCCGCCATCGCTGCGGGGCGGCCGCCGAAGTGACCGCGACGCTCATCCCGCGTGAGGTACGGGCGGCGGCGCTTCTCGAACTCCGACGCCGGCAACACCACACGACGAAGACCGCACTCCCCTTCAACGCCTGGCTCGCGGCCGCGCGCCCGGAATACCACTGGGACGCTCCGCACTTCCGCCTGATGCACGCCGCCCTGGACGAGGTGACCTCGGGCGCACTCCGGCGCCTCGTCCTCTCTGTAGCGGTGCGACACGGGAAGACGGAAACGGTGATGGGCTACGCCGTGCACCGGCTCGAGCGCGACCCTCGGCTCCAGATCCTCGTCGGCTCCTACAGTCACGACCAGGCGGCCACGCTCTCGCGGGAGATTCGCCGCCGGGCGCGGGTGCGTGGCGTGCTAATGAGCGAGGACCGGGACGCGGCGCACCAGTGGGAGACGGCGGCCGGCGGTGGCGTCCGAGCGGTGGGCGCCGGCGCCGGCGTGGCCTCGGTCAACGCGGGGCTCATCCTCATCGACGACCCGATCGGCAAGCGCGACGAAGCGGAGAGCCAGGTCCAACGGGACCGCGTTTGGGACTGGTTCACGAACGACATCCTCGCGCGCGCCGTGCCGACTACGGCCGTGATCCTCTCGCATCCCCGCTGGCACATGGACGACCCCATCGGGCGCGTCAAGGACCGGCAGGCGGCCCGCTGGCGCCTGATCGACCTGCCGGGCCGCGCGGAGCCCGGCGACCCCCTGGGACGCGCGGAAGGGGCGGCGCTCTGGCCTGAGGAACGCGGCGAGGACTGGCTGACGGAGAAGCGCGAGGAGCTCGGCGAGTACGGCTTCGCCTCCCTCGTGCAGGGGCGCCCGCGGCCGCGCGAGGGCGGGATGTTCAAGTGGGCGTGGTGGCAGCTCCTCGACGCCGTGCCGGCACAGGGGCCGATGATCCGCTACTGGGACCTGGCGGGCACGCAGCCCAAAGGCGGCGGCCACGACCCCGACTACAGCGCTGGGGCCCTGCTCTGCCGCCTCCCCGACCTGCGCACCGCCGTCGTGGACATGGCCCGCTTCCGCAAGAGCGTCGCCGCACGCGATGCGGACATCGAGGCCCTCGCGCGGGCCGACCTCGCCGCCTATCCCGGCCGCGTGCGCTGGTGGATTGAAACCGAGGCCGGCATCGCGGGCGCCGACCGCACCGCCGACGTGGTGCGGCGCCTGCAGGCTGCGGGGATGCCGGTCAGCACCGAGCACCCCACGGGCAGCAAGATCAACCGCGCCGAGCCCCTCGCCAGCGCCGTCGAGGCGGGCAACGTCCTCCTTTGCCCCGGGCCCTGGCGCGACGCGCTCCGCAGCGAAGCCGCCGACTTCCCCGCCGGCTCCCACGACGACCAGATCGACGCCACGGCGGGCGCGTTCGTGAAACTCGCCATCCGCCGCACCGCCACCATCCACAGCGTGCAACTCTGAGGGCGCCATGACCGCGATCCGCCTCCCCACGGACGACCGCTCCAACTTCGGCAACGCGCCCGGCGACGGTCCGCTGCGCCCGGGCGGCGTCAGCATGGGCGCCCTGCCCGCGAGCGAGGCCTACCTGCCCTCCACGCCCTCGGCGCAGGTGCGGAAGTTCGCGCCCTCCGTCGAGATGTGCCGCGACCTCTGGGCGGGCAACGAGCGCCTCCACGAGAAGGGTCCGCAGTACCTGCCCAAGGAGCCCGGCGAGGCGTCGGACGACTACCGGGTGCGGCTCGCGCGCTCGGTCTTCTACAACGTCTTTCGGCACACGATCACGGGGCTCGCGGGCTTCGTGTTCCGCACCGACCCCGCACTCGGCGAGGACGTACCGACGGGCATCGTGAAGGCGTGGGAGAACATCGACCTCGCGGGCACGCACGGCGACGTCTGGGCGCGCCGCCTCCTCGTGGATCGCATGATCACCGGCTGGGCGGGGATTCTGGTGGAGTTTCCGAAGACGGGCGGGGCGCAGAACCCCTACGAGGAGTCCTCCGGGGCCGTGCGGCCGTACTTCGTGCCGATCCAGCGCGAGCAGGTGATGTCGGCGCGCTTCGTCTCCGATGGCGGGCGCCCGGTCCTCACGCAGCTGGTGATCCGCGAGTGCGGCACGGTCGCGATGGGGTCCTACGGCGAGCGGGAGCAGGTCCGCTACCGGGTGCTCTATCGCACGGAGGGCGTCGTGGGCTTCCGCCTCCTCGAAGTGACGGAGGACAAGCGCATCCTGGTGGCGGACGAGGGCACGTACACGACGCAGGCGGAGATCCCCATCGCCTGGGTCGGCTCCCTGGACGAGGCGCCGCCGTTCCTCGACCTCGCCTACCTCAACGTGGCCCACTATCAGCAGTGGTCGGATCACGCGACGTCGATTCACAAGACCTGCGTGCCGGTGCTCTTCACGGCGGGCTTCGACCTTCCCGACGCGGTGATCGGCCCCAACTCGGGCGTCAACTCCCCGAACCCCGGCAGCACGATGGAGTACGTGAGCCACAGCGGCCAGGCGCTCGCGCAGGCGAAGGCGGCACTGGACGACCTCCTGAATCAGATGGCCGCCCTGGGGCTGGCGGCCCTCGCCTCGGAGAAGCGCGCGGCGGAAACCGCCACGGCCAAACGCATCAGCAAGGGCGCCACCGACAGCGCGCTTGCGGTCCTCGCGCGGGAACTGCAGGACGGCCTGGAGCAGGCGGCCGGCCTCATGGCGCGGTACATGGGCCTGGGGGACGACGGCGGTTCCGTGGAGATCAACCGCGACTTCGGCGACACGGGGATGGCGGCGGAGATGCTGACGGCCTACGTCGGCGCCGTGGCCAACGCGGGGCTTCCGGTGCGGGTGCTCACCGAGGCGATGCAGCGCGGCGGGCTCCTGTCGGAGGACGTGGATCTCGACGAGATGGACGCCGAACTCATGGCCAATGCGGAGGCCGCGCAGGAGCAGCAGCGCCTCGACGCCGAGGCGAAGATGGCCGCCCTCAGGGCGGCGCCGGGCGCGAAGCCTGACGTGCCCGAGGCCGCGCCGGCGGCGTGAGCCCTTCCGATCGCTTCTGGCGGCGCGTCCACCGGCGCGCGCTGCGGCAAACGCCCGACATGGCGCGGATGCTGGCCCGGGCCTACGCCGAGATCCAGCGGCGCCTGAGCGCCGCGGTCCTCGAAGATGCGATCCGCCGCGGCACCATCGGCGCCGTCCTCGAACGCACGCTCGCGGACGCCGCACTGGAGACCGCCTTCCAGCCGGTGCGACAGCAACTCCAGGAGACGGCGGCCGACGCGGCGCGCTACTTCGCCCGCGACATCGCCGTACCGGCCACGATGCGCACGGTGGCCATCGGCTTCGACGTGCTCAACCCCAAGGTCATTGACGCCCTGCGCACGCTCGATACGCGCGTGATGACGCGCCTCGCGGCCGACGTCCGGGCCTCCCTCACACAGCACGTCGAGGCGGGGCTCCGCGCGGGCGTGGGGCCGCGCACGATCGCCCGGGGGATGCGCGACGTCGTCGCCCTGGCGCCGAATCAGGAGCGCGCCGTCGCCAACTTCGAGGCGATGCTGCGGACCGGGGACCGCGCGGCGCTCACGCGGGCGCTGCGGGACCATCGCTACGACGGCACCCTGCGCACCCTCCTCGGCGAAGGGAAACCCGGCTTGAGCGCGGATCAGATCGAGCGGATGACGTCTGCCTACCGCCGCCGCATGGTGGCTTTCAACGCTGAGACCCAGGCACGCACCGCCACGCTCGACGCGCTCAAGCAGGGCCAACGCCTCGCGTGGGAGGATGCCCGCGCCAAGGGCGTGATTCCCGAGGGGTCGGTGCTGAAGAAAAGTTGGAAAGGGGTACTCGACGACCGCGAGCGCGAGGAACACGTCGCGATGGAGGGGGTGACTGTGCCGTTCGACGATCCCTACATCTTGCCCGACGGACTGATGGAGATGGAGCCCGGCGACGGGGAGTTCAACTGCCGGTGCCTCTCGATCATCTACGTGGCGCCGGCGGGCGAGGTGCCCCAGTGAGCCTCCGCGGACGCCTGGCCAAGGCCGGGAGGACGATGCGGCAGGGGGAGCAGGAGATCACACTCGCCAACCCCGTGCGGCAGCACTTCGCGTCCTTCGTCTTCGGCAACTCGTGTATGTGGGAGCGGCAGGCGCTCGCGGCCCTGGAGGCCCACGCCCCCGAGGCCGCGGCCGCGCTGGTCGCCCTGGCACAGACGGACCCCGCGCCGGGTGTGGTGCCGCTCGCGCTCCGCGACGCCCTGGAGACGACGGGCGCCGATCCCTGCGTCGCCATGCTCAACGCCGCCCGGGGGCAGCACATCGTCATCTGTGGCGCGGGGCCCACGCTCGCGGAGACCGCCCCGGAGTACGCGCGGAGCGGCGACCAGCTCTGGGGCTGCAACTCCGCCGCGACGTGGCTCATCGCGCAGGGCTACGCGCCGACGCACGCCATCACGGTGGACCAGACGCCGCAGATGCTCGAGGAATGGGCCACGGCGCCGGACGTGGAGTACCTGCTCGCCAGTACGTGCCATCCGCACCTCGCCGAGTACCTGGAGAGCCGCGG